ATGGAAAACCTCCCGGAGTTGGTCCCTCCACTGGCACCGCGTGCGGTTGCTGAGTGTTATAGAGGCATCAAACGGGAAAGGTACCTGATCGCGGTGGAGAAGCTAATGCGGTGCGGACTCACAAAGCAAGAGGCACGGCTAATGATGTTTGTGAAATTTGAGAAGGGTTTNATCGACAAAGCGCCNCGNGTGATTAATCCGCGTTCCATGGAGTATAATTTGGCATTGGGCAAGTACTTGAAGAAGAATGAGCATTCTTACTTTGAGGCNATTGCCCGCACATTTGAGCAGGAACGCGTGGTTATTAAGGGCGTCGACGGACGTGAGGGTGCGGCTTGCATTAAACGTATGTGGGACAATTTTATTGATCCCATCGGTATTGGTGGTGACGCCAGCAAGTTCGACATGCACGTCAGTCAGACTGCCCTTCAATTCGAGCATTTGTTTTACCTTATTCCACACGTTGGCACGTACGAGGCCGCGTTATCGCTATATGAGCGAATCCGTGAGGAAGACCACGAGGTCATGGACTATGACACCGATGCTGAGGAGTTGGCATGGTTGTTAGTTCAGCAGTTGACCAATCGGGGCATCGGGTACTTTCCCGATGGTAGGGTAAAGTTCGAGTTGAAAGGAACTCGCGCTTCTGGCGATCTAAACACGTCACTAGGGAATTGCATCCTAATGTGCGCCATGACCTGGTCGTGGTCAAAGCGCACGGGGGTGCACATCGAGCTCGCCAACAATGGTGATGACTGTATGTACATTATGGAAGAATGTGACGAGCATCGATGGCGCGACGGATTCGACGACTACTACAGACGAAAGGGGTTCCGTATGGTACTGGAGGATACAGTACATGAAGTTGAACAACTTGAGTTCTGTCAATCCCACCCGGTTTGGGTGGAAGACCATTGGATGATGGTACGCAATCCGTGCGCAGTGGTGACGAAGGGGTCCATGTGCCTACAACCTATAGAGAATGATAAGCAGCTACGAAAGTGGATGATGGCGATTGGAGTCGGAGAGGGAACATTGCAGAGTGGTGTTCCAGTACTTCAGTCGTTTGCGGCAGCGATGCGGCGCAATGGGGTGCGTTGCAGTGATGCTGACGTGGATCGTGCATTCAGCGGCAGCAACAGACTTATGGGCATAAAGTTGGATCCGGTGGTAACCCAAATCTCCGAGGAGACAAGAGCG